TCGATAAACAAAGCCAAAGTTATTCTTTGTGTCAAACTCTTTATGATACTCCCAATGTGTCACCAGTCAGTCACTTCCTCCACATCAGGTTCTTTAGCCACGTTGGTAAGATACCTGCGACCATGTGCATACTTGAAGACACGAATACCTTTACCTTGATTAGCATCAGCCCAACAGTCTCGCTTATAGCCACAATAAACACAACTAACAGGAAGCTTACGGTTGCCAGACTTACCATCAGGTAGATCGGAGTAGCACCTATCAGGTAGAGAATCCTGTGAAACCAATCCTTTAAGGTGAGAGATTCGCTGCTTCGCATTGATCATATCCATGTGATGTAGTTTGGTAAGACATATCTCTCCTGTTGATTTGTTGATCGCAAGAAACGCCGCCTCATTAATACCATTGGCTTCTGCATAAGCGGATATCTGTGCGACATAACCAAAGGGATCGTCCTCTGTTAATTTGTTGTGCTTAAACTTGTCGAAGCCAATACCACTAGCAGACTTACAATCCACAACGACGCCATCAATAATACAATCCTGATGTCCGGTAACACCTTCTACCTCCACTTCTTTTTGCTGGTCTTTTACTTCATGTCCTGATATGGTAGAACATAAAAGCAAAAGCTCTTCAAGAATATAACCATATAGAAACTTGATGCGTGTGGCTGGCGTTAGGTCGGCCTGATCAAGCGGCTTGTTGACATCGTACCAGATGCGGCGGTCAGGCTTTCCAATAGCAGAGAGCCTTAGATTGCCACGATCTTTGGGTGTGTCATACATAAAGTCTTTAATGTGAACCTTCAGCATTTCGCCAAAGGTGTCGATGTGTTTGTCTACTTCACTCTCGTCCATATCTATAGGATCAAGTGAGAACAGACTATATATATCTTCAACGAGAGTGTCTATTGTTTTCATAATAAAAAGAGGGAGGAAGCTGACTCAGAAACTCCCTCCCTCTTCCTTTCTATGCTAGTTAAAAGGGAACGGCTTCAGAGTTCTGAACGTAACCACCATCGACCGGAGCAAAGTCTTCTCGGCTGTCACTATACTCAATGAAGTCCACAATCTGAACTGCTGCAAGGTCAGCAGAGATACCAGATTTACCAGCATAATTCCATTCGTAAGGAATAGCCTTAACATTTACTTTACTACCGTTAGCTACCAGCTTACCATTCCACAGATTATTCTGTGAGTCTTTTACAATAGGCGCTGCACGTTGCGTACCATCCTTACGCAGTACCTTGCGCTTGATAGTTACAAAGTCGCCACGATCATCACCCTTGTTGGCGATGGGCAGTCCTGCGCTTTCAATGACAGAGCGATTGTCATCGTCCACCTCTACCTGAATGCTCCATACCGGATCGAACTTGGTGTTCGGCTCAGTGATAGAAGCATAGTGGCACTTACCAGTAATGTAAATAGGATCGTTCATTTCTTTCTCCTTTAAAGATACCGCACCATTGCGGCCATGAATGGGGATCATTCCCCGATGCTGTCTACTACAAAACAACAGCATATATTATACCACACGAATCTGTGGAAGTCAATAGCTTTAGTGTGTTTCTGCCCAATTATTTCCAACTTTATAATCAGAATCTAAATCACACTTGAAGTTGAATACTTTTTGTGTCTGATACATAGCCTCCTTAGTTATCTTAGTGAACCTGTTTATGTCCGGCTTCGCTACTTCGAACTGGTATTCGTCATGTACAGACGCTACCAGCTTGGCATCTAGGCCAGACTTCCTTACCCGTTTGTCTATCTCTACAAGCCACTGCTTACAGACAATAGCCCCAGCACCCTGAAGCAAAGTGTTAAGTGCTGCATGTTCTGACCGGATCATAAGACGCCTACCATCAAGGCCGGGTATACTGCCTTGTTGTGCGGCTTCCTGTATATTAGATCGTAGTGTACGCAGTGCTGGCATGTTAGCAAGGAACTTAGATATTAACTTCTGCCCCTTGCCAGTACCGCCTCCAACTATCTTACCAATCTTTGCTGGACCTGCACCATAAAGAAAAGCATAGATAAAAGTCTTTGCCTGATCTCTGTTGGACAGCCCTGCTGCACGTTGGTTAGCGGTATGAACGTCACCTGTAAGAACTTCGTTAGTGAAGTCAGCGTTGTTCATGTAGTGGGCCAGACATCTGAGTTCAAGACCACTGGCATCCGTACCTACAAGCTGATGGGTGTCAGGGTTAGAGATAGTCCATAGCTCACGGCACTCCTTACCATAGGGACTGTACACAGCGGGAACCTGCGCCATGTTAGGGCTGTGGTGTGCCATGCGTCCTGTAATAGTCTTGAGTGTTAACACCCTACCACGAACACGCATGTCCTCTCCACACTCTTTGATCCATGCCTTGAGAAGTCCAGTTCTTTTCTGTAGCAGAAAGTATCTACTAAACATCTGTGCTTCTGGCATATCAATCTTGGAGAGAACATCCTCATTGACAATCACATTGCCTTTGTCCGTGAGTTTATCCGGCTCCCATCCACGCTGCATCAGTCGGTCAGCTATCTGCTTACGACTAGCAATATTAAATGGTATCTCTTTAGTCTTTGTCTTTAACTCTACAATTGTAGGCTCAAACTCTTCCTGTGCATTTCGTTCGAGTTCGTGTTGCTCGTCCTCAAGTTTAGCAAGTAGTAGCTGTGCTTTCATAAGATCAAAAGCAAAGCCATTGTCCTGCTGTCTGTCGATTATAATACGGATGTTTCGTTCGAGATCATAGCACTGATTAGAAAACCTTTTCTTTTCCTTTTCTAAAGTTTGTGCAAGCTTACGTGTCAGTTCGACATCACGCTGACAGTACTCCAACATGAGAGGAGAGAACTCACTGAAGTCATGGAAGTCAAGCTTTGCAAAGCCAAGTCTTTCTCCCCACGACTCCAGTGAGTGACCACCCTCTCGCACCGGATTGAATAGCTGCGACTCAAGCAGCGTGTCTCGAACCTGTAGCGGTGTGATAGATGAGCCGGTGAATTTGTTTAGCAATGGTGCATCAAAGCTAATGCCATTGTGCATAATAAACTGGTCAATCTTTTTAGACCAGTCACCAAACTCTTTACACTCGTCACCTATCCACTTACGTATCTCACCTGTCTCATAATGCTGTGCGACTATGCAATGTATTTTCTTTGCATTGATAGCATCAGTCTCTATGTCCACTACTGCTTTCATTTTTCATATCCACTAGGTATGCATCTGCTGTTGGTATGTGAAAGAATTGTTCGCCCTTCCTGATGTTGCGGTTGGAAACTTCCTTAACTTCTGAGTTCAGCACAGTGTCACCATCAATGAACCATGCCTGTGTACAGTCGTTACGAAAGACCACGAATGTAAGGAGATCATTATCGCATTCTTTCTTCCATTTGTCAAGCAATCTTTTCTTTCTATATGGTATTCGTATCTCAGCCCACGAGTCGGGCCAAGGAGTTTTCCATGAATACTTTACCTCCACCTCGTACAGATGTCGGGGCAGGTCAGGAGACACAGTGCTGACAATATCAAAGTAAGTTGTTTCATTAGTATCTATATTGTTGTGATCATTTTGTTTTAACCACGTAACCATAGCATCTTTCGCAGCCTTATCGGCTACATCATACAATGCTTTGTCAAACTTCTTTTTAACCTCAGACATCTTCGTCCATCCAATCTTCATGTGGGAAGTGTTTCGCTTCAAATCCAATGCCTACTTCACTTTCATTTAGTTTAGTAAACAAATCAATTATATCTTTTCCTCCTAGTTGAGAATAGAACATCTTCTGTATTTTAGAAAGAGCATGTTCTTCTGATATTCCTGTACCCATAACTGTACCTACCAGTTTGATTGTTAGAACATAAGACTCTTCTTCAAATCCGTAGTCTTTATTATGTCTATTCCAAAGTGGCTCTAAATTATCTTGTTTATTCATCTTCGTCCTCCACGAATGGGTTATCTACCTGCGTCATTCTACCAGTGTTGGAGTCGTAATGCAAGTAGCAAGCGACGCCCGTCTCACCAGTGTACCTGTTCTTGAGAATGCGAATGGTGGTAGTGTTTGCCTCTACCTCATCCTCTGCCTGTTGGTTACGCTCCAGAGCAAGCACAGCATCAGACAGATGTGCAATGGATGCAGACCCACGTAGATGTGACAGAGTAATCTCACGACCGTCCTCATGCCCACGATCACCAGCGGGGCGACGAAGGTGTGACACAAGAAGCAAACCAATCTGCGTCTCCTCAACCAGAGAGCGTAGCTTGGTCATGAGAATATCAATAGACTTACGCTCGTCGCCGTTGTCTTCCTGACCGGACACAAGAATAGAAAGGTGGTCAAGAATAATCCACTTGGTGTTGAGAGCCTTTGCCATGTACCGTACACGGTTGAGAATCTCATCGTTGTCCATGCTTCCAAAGTGATCGAACACATAGAACCTGCCGGTGCCAAGTGTCTTTTCTTGCCACTCATCAAGCTGTTCTTGTGTGTACTGTTCACGAATCTCCTTGATGTACAGACGTGCATTAGCTTCCACACTCATGAGATTGAAAGCGGTCTGCTTGGTGTTCTCCTCCATGGCAAGGACGCCAATGTTTTCGTCGGTGTTGTGCATCAGGTGATACATTAGTTCACGCATGATGCTGGACTTGCCCATACCAGCGCCAGAGGTGAACGTGATAAGCTCTCCGGTACGCATACCATAGGTCTTCTCGTTCAGCTTTGACCACGGGTACGGACAGGTCTGATTGTGTGTCTCCTCGTACAAGCTGCGACCAAGATCAGCAAGGTTTATAATACCTGCTGGTGTGTAGGTCTGTGCGTTCCACCATGTCTGCACAAACTTCTCACGCTGACCGACCTTCAGATACTCGTTAGCATCCTTCAGTTCGAGGTTCATGATCTTACACTTGTTAGGCTCGAACAGCTTTGCCACAGCCTGTTGTGCATCTTTGCCTTGCTGGTCGTTGTCGAAGCACAGGACAATCGTGTCGAACTTATTGAGGTAGTCCAGTGCCTGACGGCAGTTCTTCAGCGCAGAGTGTGCGCCATTCTTGATAGATACGACCGGCCACTTCGATCCAAGAAGCTGATACGCACTCATCGCATCAAGCTCGCCCTCACATACGGTAATGAACTTACCTGCCTGACCAAAGATGTTCTGACCAAACAGCCCTGCATCTGACAAGTTACCCTCCGACCAGAACTGCTTGTCGCTGGTGCGGCGGAACTTAGTTCCAATGTGGTTGCTGTCCTTGTCGTAATACTTGTACATGTGTTCGGTAACCATGTTGCCGTCCTTGACAACCGACACACCATAACGCTTACAGGTATCTAAAGTAATCTTACGATCAGGAATATCAGAAACAATAAAGTTCTTAGCTTGCTGGTTCATGTTAACAATCTTTTTGGGTGCAGGTGTGTGTTGCATTTGGTTTCCATTCTTGTAAGGCTTCGCTTCATCGCAGCTAAAACATTTTGTACCCCAATCGTAGTACGCCAGTGCGTCGGATGATCCACAATCGGGACAGGGTTGGTGCGTTTTGTTTTCCATAAACTTCTCCAAATTAATTGAGCCTTAGTAGTTTCGTAGAAACTTCACTACTAAGACTCAATTAAGTTTACCATTTACCTTTGCTATTTTGATACAGTTCCAAAGATATTTCTCTTCGCTCTGCTGCTAACTCCTTCTCCAGTGATATCAGTGTTTCAATCTGGTCAACTCTTTCAAGGCTACGCCATGCTGCTTTGAAAGATGTTTGCATTTTACCTCGTGTCTTTGGTTTATATACTTCAATAAGAACTTCCATCTCTTTATCCTTTTTGGATTTCATATACTCCTCTTGCAGATTTGTGGGTAAGATGTTGAGCGAGGCCGTCTCTGTTTCGTAACTCTTCCTCGGCTTCTTTTTTTGTGCGAAAATTCTGGACAACCACATCACCAAACTCCTTCTTCAATACTAGCTTCCACATAATGCACTCCATGATACAGGAAAAAGTTTATTCATGTGAGTATCAATCTCCTTTGCAATCGCTCTCGTCTCTAACTGTGCATCTTTGGCGTTGCGTAGCTTAACAACTCTAGCGAAAGCCATAAGTGTACCAGACCAGTACCACTCTGTCAATAGACTTTGTGGTAGTATTGCTCTGGCTTGTTCGGCACACACGCCGGAGTCAATCATGGCTTTGTAAGCATCGGCACAGTGGCGTTCCGCATCACTGAACATATGATCCATCACAGACTGCGACGCCACTCTCTTTCGGAGTGAACCCTGCTTGATATCGTCGGACGCTTGCCGCCAGTAGTCAGGCTTCCAGAACTCTGGCTCTGTCTTAATGTAGCGGCGGCTGACCTCGTTCCAGACCAGACCTACCTGATGCTTCATCAACTGACGTGCTACGAAGACAGGAGCTTTGATCCTAAACTGTGCAGAGGCATGACCAAAGGGTGTCCAATGATTATGCTTTGCCAGATACTTTATCAGTTTGGTGTCTCCGTCTGACAGTTCTTTGCTCTCTTTATTAAAGCTAACTCTTGCGGCGTTAACGACAGACAGATCACTGCCCATATGATCAATCAGTTCAACTGTCATCGTAGGCTTCCTCCCAGATATTTTCTATGAAACTTTCTTTGTCGTCCATAATCTCGTCAGCCTCTAGTCGGGCCAGCCTCTTTGCTTCTTTGTCGTTATAGCCTTCGGACTTGTACTGTCCCACCAGTGAACGAAACAATTCTTTTCGTTCTTTCTGCCAAAGGTTTCTACTCATCAGTCTAAGTCCTCTAGGTCTTTGAAAAATTGGTTCCTGTCTTCAACACTATTAACATTGTAGCCTGACTCTTTCATTAGCTGCCAGACTTCTACAGAATATCCAAGACTTTTTCTTAAAACATTTTCTTTCTGTAGCCGGTGCCAATCAAAGTCGTACACCTTTGTCATCGTGTTCTACCCATTTGGTATTTGCCTCTATTTGTTTTGCTTTTGATAGCTCTTCTCTTAATTGTTTAATTGTATTTTCTTGTTCTCTTATTCTACCTTTCAGTTGTTTAACATGGGTGTTTAAAGTTTCCCAAGCAGACTGTAGCTGTTTGTCAGACATATTATACTCCTGTTAATTACGAGTGTCAAGATAAAAGATGTGACTACCAACCTGACCCAGCACCATGAAGTCCTCATCGGTTGCCCAGTAAGGTGTAACATAGGCGGCATGGTAGTGAGTAGCTCCCCCTGTCTGGCTCAGGACAACACCCTTGAGAGCCAGTTCTGATGCGCTGACAGACTCTCGATAAGCATCGACATTGGCTATAGTTTCTGGCTTGCCATCACACCAATAAGAGAACTGACACTTGTTTCGTATTGGTTTACCTTTCCACTTCTTTGATTGATGCACTACGTCACATACATTGTCAGGATATTTATGGGACTCTACTCGTGCAAGGATAACATTAGCTACCGCAAGCTGTGCAACAAAGGGTTCTGACCGTGCCTCAAAGTAAACCGCTTCTGCGAGACAAGATAGTTCATCAGCTTTTACTGCTACACTTTTAATAGTTACTAGTAAGATAGCAAATAGAACAATACCAATGTACTTCATTGTAGTTTCTCTATCTTTATATTAAAGGGAAACCCTGTGGATAGTTCTCGTATACCATGACACATCAGGTAAGCAACAGCATCTTCATAGTGTTCAAAGATATACACCTCCTCCTTCTCCTCATCTATCATAGCATCAAAGTTATCTATGTCAGTAACCATGTCGTCTTGGGATTGAGTTATGATGTAGGACATTACGTTACTCCTGCGAACAATATATCAATAAGTATTCTTATCAAGTCTAAGTTCATCGACCTTGTCCTCTATACTTTTTCCAGTTAAGTTTCTTGTGTTTGTTTTTGGGACGGGATAAATTTCCCGCCCCTATTGATGTACGCTTCTTGATCCGGTGCAGTGTCGGGTCGTACTTGCCGTCAGATTTCTTAGACATTCTCCAGCTCCTTCCAGTGGGTTGAGTCCATCATCTTACGTACTTTATCTTCACGCAGGACTCTGGTGTTCTCTTTTGATACGTGCGTAGACCATGCCGTAGCAGCCTGATATGCAGTCCAGAGTGTGCCTTCAGTACGCTCCCCATACTTCTCATAGTTACCCTTCCCAATGATGTGACGGTTCTCTTCGTCAAATGTTTTCATCAGGTTGGAGAGCATTACCTTGTTAGGCACCTGTGCTTTGGTCACGTTGTCCAGACGCTTTGCCAGTGTGCGGCTAAACAAATTGATAGCCTGATCTCTGGAGACAGGAGTCTGATACCAGCGATGCATCTTATTTATACCAGCGTTAGCAACGTAATCTGATGCTGCCCTGATCTTACTTGCAAAGCTCGGCACAGAGAAGTTCTTAGAGTGACGGCCATAGACATACGCCAGCTTGTTGCCGTCAACCAGAGTATTATAACATGCGGAACGAAAGTATCCCATCATCCCGTTGTTAGCCCATGTCCTGTTGTGGCTGGTACGAAACTTGAACTGCGGCGTTACCATATCGTTCCTGCCATCAATGGTTGTGGACTCTGCAAAAAACTTAGCAGTAAGCTCTAGTTGTTCGCCATTGCCAATCACATTGGTTTCGAATTTAGCAGCCTCCAGATCAATGCCTGACATCTTGATTGACTCTTCTAGATTCTCCACGATATCAAGATATTGTACAGGCTCATAGCTATCAGACACAATAGCTATGGGTTGCTTAGTATCAACACGGCGAAGGCCAACACCTAGTGAGGGGTCAATCCTTCCCCCATCAATGCCTCCAAAGTTAGGGTTGAACGCACCAAGGTCAAACTTTTCCACACGAAAGTTAAGCTTGTCATGGTCAAACATTTTGATTCTCTCTCATCTTTAGGTTGAAACGGATTTGATGTAGTTGTTGGATGCACTGTGACACTTTGTCACTGTCTTCCATCGTTACTGAGCCATTCAGTTGAAGCTGGCTCAGTATCTCTAACGTCTCCTCTATTGCTTCAAGAGTGTTCATCGCCCCAATCCCTGTAGCCATCGGTCACAGACAGAAGTTCATGCTCAAGCCAGCCATTGAGTTCTTCAATATCAATATCCTCTGGCTTTGCATCAAAGGCAATAAGTTCCATGTACTCCTCTACCATGGGGCGACACCACTCGTCGCCACCGTAGCGAAGAAACCTTTGAACGTCTTCAATGTCTTTGAACTCAGGAATATTCATGTTACTCTCCTCCAAGTTGGATATTTTTTAATGTATACTCTCCTAGTATACCATTAAAGGTGTTAGAAATCAAGCACAATCCGTTTAGCACGGACGGTGCATTAGTCATAGTAAAAACCATAGCCGCCATCAGGGACTGCTCGGCTATGCTTAGGTCGTCCACGTCCTCCTGTTGTAGCAGTGTTAGCTCGTTGTAGACCTGATCGAACACTTTCATTTCCATATTCTTGTTCCTCTATTATATCATACAATGCGTTCATGCTACCTTCGCCACCTCTGCTGCCATGCCAATGGTATACCAGACTGGCTCTGACGTAAAGTTCCAATGTGCCATATATGATTTTTCTCTGATATAG